CATCTGTTAAAGAAATTGCTTCAGCTATCTCTGTAAGAGCATCGTCTACCTCTGCGTTTGCAAGACCTATTTCTACCCCCATATTAGCAAGTGCTTGAACAGATTGATCAGCTTGAGACTTCATTGCATCTAAAGCTGTATTTATATCTCCAGAATCGGGGTTTGCCCCAAGAACTGATTCTGCATCATCAAGCTGTGCGTCCATTAGAGTATAGGCGGCGTCTATATCAGCTAAATTGGCCTCCACATCATAATCTGCATGGGGTTCATTGTTGTCTATTAAATTTTGTGCCTGTAATAAAGCATCCCTAACAACTGTAAATCTTTTATTTGTATTATCCCATAGTTCTGTAGTATCATCAATATCACCAATAGATGTATAAAAATCGTCAACCTTTCCCGACGCGGTAACTACTATATTATCTGCCTTGTTTAACTCTGTTGCCATAGCCCCTAAAGCAGTTGATATAGCCCCTGAATTATACGCCGCAGATAAATTCTTAGCCTCTTCAAATTCTGTAAAAGCATCTGTAATTGGAGAATCTTTACTACCACTTGTTTGGGTAGCAACCTCATCAAATTCTTCATTTGCTAAATCTATAATATCATCCACTTTATTTAATTCTGTAACCATTGCGTCACAGGCGGTTTCAAAATCACTTGAATTATCTGTATTTGAAGCCAATTCTGCCGCCTCTGCTTTCGCGAGAACAATCTCAGCCTTAGCAAGAACTAAATCAGCATCTATCTTATCGCATACAGCTTGTGTTTCATCCATTTCTGTTATTATCTTACCCGCCGCTGTATTAACAGCTCCCTCTGAGTCTGTTTCACCTAAATCTAACAATGCGCTAGACTTATCAAGTTCTACACTACCCTCAACAATCACATTATCAACTTTATCAAATTCAGCGCTTGCTTCTACAATAACATCATCAACCTTATCTAGCTCTGTATTAATAGCGGTTAACGCAGTTGCAATGTCCCCAGAGTTATCTGTCTGAGTTGCTATTTCTGCGGCCTCTGTTTTAGCTAAATCTATCTCTGCTTTTGCTGTAGCTATTCTTGTATTTGCATTACCCAAAGCTGTTCTTGCGTCTGACACACCAGAAACTGCGTTGTCAGCTTGCGTATTAATTAAATCTAATGCAGTATCTATTTTACTATCATCAACCTCAGATTCAGCTTGAGCTGATTCTAAAACAGCCGCATCAAATTGTCCATTAGCAAGGGTTACAGCAGTGTTTATTCTACCTGCGGCAGTTGCTATTGCGGCGGTAGCCGTATCTATACTAGAGTCCACAAGAGTCGCCGCTTCTGCTAACTCCGAAGTTGCTTTATCAAGTTCTGCGTTATCTAACGCTCCCTCTGCGGCCATTTTATCTACTTCTGTATTTGCTAAACCTATTTCTGTTAAAGCACTATCCGCTGAAGAATTAATAATCCCCACTTCTGTATGAACATTATCTGCAATTGACTGAAGTTCATCAAGCTCAGTATTGATAGCGGTCATTGCGGTTGTTATGTCAGAATTACCAAGCTTATCATTCATTCTTCTTTGTAAACCTTTTATAGCCCCATATAAAACAACCAGATATTCATATTCATCTGGAAATACACTTATTGCACTATCCCCATGAGCTACAGATGGATACTGAACTTCTGAATATTTACATGATCCACCATCTGGTAATGCGTTTAATTTGTTATTTTCAATATAAAACACAGGATCGGTAATAGATGCATATTGCATATCATATGGGTCAGATGCGCGACCTTTATATAAAGCCTGTATTGGTCTGCAAGGCTGATCAATATCACCATCATTTCTAAATACATGTAATACTTTCCCAGTGTTTAATGTTTCCGCTTCACTTCCCACAGCCGCAGATGTAAAAGTTTGTTGCGCTGACACCAGACTTAACTCTGGTTCAGGCATTAAATTAATAATCTCTTTTGCTCCATCGGTTAACCAGCTAGATAAAGCCGTATCATCACCAACAGAACCAACCATATCTTCGATTTGTACTTTAAAAGTAGCCATTAGACACTCGCTATAAACAATTCAACATCTACTGCATTTGAACCAGAATCAACTATAATACTGGCTAAATCTTCAAAACTTGAAAATGCTGGAGAAGTATCTGCTTCACCAAGCATAAAATCATCTGGAGTACCAAACATTAAACTGCTACCCGCCGGTACTACAAACTGTGCATTATCACTTGCACCTACCATTGCCACGTTAACACTATTAGAACTATCTAAATTTGTTAACCGTATATATCGTACATCATTTACATCAAATGCTCCATCTGATGTACTTACTGCCGCCGCAAATGTAGCGATAGTTGTATCGCCATCCGCTGGGACGTTTACAATTCTTTTATATATTTCAGCTACACTAGCAATAGACCGAGTTCTTTTAGAACCATAATTTTGATTATTTAATATAATTTCTTCTTCTATTTTAATTTTTAATGTGCCCGCCATTACTTCTTCCTTTTCTTACTATACTTCTTTTTCTTTTTCTTTGGTGGCCTACCCCTTTTTGATCCGTATGTTCCTTTACCTTGAGGCATTTTTACTCTCCTCTACTTCTTTAATATGTTGATCCATTGTTATGTTTCTAAATTCCATATCAGTTCTTTTACCTCTTTCTGTTCTCATCCACATATTTGTACTATACTTTGTTTCAGATGATTTTTTACCACAGCTTCTACAATAAAACCATCGTTCTGGGTTTGGATTTGAACAATGAACACAGTTATTATCCATAGTAAGCAATAACTGAGCCGCTGTCTAATTCTATTGAAGCAAAATATCCATATATTGTTCCCCCTGCTGGGATTTTAAATGTAGCTGGTATTGTACCAGATAGCCATGTCACATCACATTCTGATGTATCTACAACTGAATCCTCTAATCCCATTACTGCTACAAATGGCCCTGCTATTGCATCGGTACCATCTATTATAATAGCGCCCGCTTGACCTAATTGAACATTTTGTGCTTCTGCAACCGTATAACTATTTAACGATTTTACTCCGCGTGCCATATTTACCTCCTGCTCTAAGGACTGGCTGTCCATGAGTGAGCTTGTTAATTGTTAAAAATCTTTATGAGATTCGGGGTAAGCCTTTTATTGACCTACCCCACAGTTCTCAAAAACTGTTAATCCTTATGTATTCGGATTATGAAGTTTGAATACCATTATTGATACTGCTAAAGGCCTCCATGACCCATTCGCCACCCCAAAACATTAAGTTAACCCAATCGCCACGTTGTGCGGTTGTGTCTAAAATAACATTTGAGACTTGAGTACCTGCTGTGGAATTCGCGGCGTCACCGCCTGCGTCTTTATTCACACCACTTATGATAGCGCTTCCTGCGGCAATGGTAATATCAGCAGTCGGGGTTTCTTCCCAGACTATGAATTTGTAATATGTACCATCTTGCCCGGTAGCGGCTGTCGGTAGTGTTATGGAATAAGCTCCATCAGCAGAGTCGCACATAAACACTTTACCACTATCATCTTCGTCTAGTGTTCGTGCGGCACTTATGAATTCAACTTTCTTCTTTAATGCAAAAGAAGAACCACTGTTTTCGTTTAAATAATCAGCTCTCATCGTTAACTCCCTTAACTAATTGCTTCAAAATTATACAACATATGAGATTCAGGTAATACAATCTCTAGACCAGCTTCGGTCAAGATCATGTCTTTACGCAAATCTTCATCAGCTTGTTGTACGTTTGAAATTATGTGAGTATCACGATTTAACCCATTACCAACTAGAGGTCTGTAAGAAACCTTGCTCATGTCAACTAAACACATAAAACCGTTAGCAAGACCTCTAAATAAAGGCTCTTTAACAACACCAAGTGATCCATGAACTGTATCAATTTTCATAATACTATGTCCAAAAGAACCTTGTAGTTTTTCATGTGCAACACCAAGTTTATACCCAGCCGCATCAGTTGCTAATGCAAGTGATCCGTCAAGGAATCCACCTGATCCCATTTTGTTAAACAAAGTGATTACAGGAAGACCTGCAAGTGCAAGCTTCTGAGATTCTCCGCCACGAGCCGGATCCATCAATACTTCCATGTCACTTAGGAATAAATCATAAGTGAATTCGCCGGAAGCGACAGTTCTGCTGTAAGGAGAGCCAGAAGAATAAGACAATGCACTGTTATCATTGGTTGGTGCCGCGTTAGCAATAATATGCCCTACGATACCTTCTGAATATTGAACACCGCTAACACGTGCTCTTTGTCCGAATAACATTGCTCTTTCAATGTCAACCTTATGTTCTCTTAGTTTTTGATTCCAGACTCGTTGCCATTCGTTGGCATATCCTCTATAATTAGTAGCAATAGCTGTGTTTGTCAACTCAGCCGCAGTTTTGAAAATTTGGGTATAACCATAATCATCATCAAGACTATCTGACCAAACATCTGGGGAACCAGTACCTTCTTCAAAAGAAGTTCCAATAACCTGACATTTATCATTGTCTGACATGATATTATAACCAGAACCAAAACTGGAATTAGGTAAAGCGACAATACGTCCAGTAAAGACGGTTTCACTTCCCTGATCAGCTGGGGCAGAATCAATTCTAACTGAGGCATATGAAACACCTGCTGTAGTATCAAGAGTCTGCACCGCAAACACCATACCTTTTACAAGGTAGTCAACTGAACCACTGCTTCCATTAGGGGTATCAACTGAAAACTGGTAAGAACTACCAGCGCTTACAGCCGACTCACCATTAACGTGAGCAGATAATAGGAATGTCCTACTTGTCCAATCAATCCGTGATCTGTTTTCCAAAAATCGGAATACAGGATCATTCGTTGGTGCTTTCGCTACTTTATTTAGATATACAAAGAACGGTGACTCTTCTGGAGCTAATTCAGCAACACGATCTCCGAAATCGTACAATCGTCGTTGATCTGGGGCTTGTCCCACATCAGCCGAGCTTGCCGCCGCAGTAATCGCGCTACTCTTCAATGTTCCGCTAGTAATAGCCATTTTTTTCTCCGTGAGTTACTTTAAGTTAAAATACCGTTTTATCCCCCACGCTCATTACACTTTCCCAAACTTTATCATCATCTGATTTTGTTTGAGGCGGTGCACCTTGTATTGCGCCGGGGCTTCTTGGAGCATTCTTTGCGGCACTTACTGCCTGCGCTGTATCATTTACCACACCATCTTTATTAATGTCGCGGTATAATTTTACAAGATTAGGCAAACCTACCTGTTCCTTCGGTTGTGTAACAAACTGCATAAAATTATTTACATCATCATCAGAGAATTTGTATGTATTACGCAATTCATTAACCGTGTTGTTATAGGTCATTTGTTCCGCCATTTGTTGCTCCTGCCTTTGTAACGCCTGACCCACAACTTGATTCGTTAGCTCCATTTCTTGTTGCTTACGAAATTCATATGATTGTGAACCCGGCTTGTAGTAGGCTTCCCAAGGGTTAAAGTCCTCTTCTGGCAGTGCTGGTTTAGATTCCTGTTGCTTTGCTGGCGCTCCGTTGATGTTGCTCTGCAATAGATCAACTAAGTCTGGGCGAGATTCTAGTAATTGTCCCAAGGGCTCTAATTGCTTCAATTTACCATTATCGGCATACGCACGATCATACATTGATTGAAACTTTTTAGCCTCACTTTCCCAATCTATTGCTTGCTCAACAGTTTCTTCAGCCTGCATTGCTTCGTTATCTGTTTCATTGACAACCTGATCTATTACTTCAGTTTGTCCTTCTTCACCACTGACAAATTCGGTAGTGGCCTCTGTCTGTGTAGTGTCCATTACGACTCCTTTTCTAGATGTCTCTAAGCATTAGGAGTAGAACCGGGTTCCTGCATGGAACCAACCAATTTCTCCGCTTCGAGCTTCACCTCGCTTTGTAGTTTATTTAATTGAACCCTTCTATCAGCTTTGGCGTCTGATGCAATTTCCGATAGTCGAGATTTAAACTTTTCAACCTCGACACGTTTTCTATCATGCACAGACTCCCTCTGGGCAGTCTGGAGGTCGCCCTCCAAATTCTTTATTTGTTCTTCCATAGCCTGAACCTGTTGCATTAATTGCTGACGTTCTTCAGTTCTACGTAAGATACCTTCTTTATCAAATATTTCTGGATTTTTCTTCAATACTTCATACCTATCTACTATTCCTAATTGAAACGCTTCCAGATAAACAGAAAGCTCTGCCCATTTGCTAGTTGGTAAACTAGACCCGGGTTCTATGCGAACATCATGCTGTGAAAGATTATGTTTATCTTTTTTCATGTCTAGAATAGCATTTTCGGCACTATCATAGAAATTCGCCATTGCTTCTGTAATGTCATTGTTAGCTTGCACTAACCTAAAAATCTTTTTATATGTGTAATGTCCTTTACAAAAATTGTATAATACTTTTCCCAGCCTGTTAATACTAAACTCAATATCTCTTAGTTTTGATTTTGGTCTTTCTGTCCCCAGTGAAATCATACGCTCTGTACCACGCACTGTCTCAGGAGCTTTTTCTGTAAAGCCATGCATCATCTCTGGTAATCCAAATGTAAAATCAATATAATGTTCACACTGTTGGATTAGCTTGTAAAACTCTGATGCTAATGCTTGTGGTGCTGGATAATGAGGTTCTCCTTGAGAACTATCCACCTCAATAACTGCATTTGGATTTGCCCAATCTTGTTCTAACTGATTAATATCATCCACACTACCTAATGGTACTAATAGTTTTAAACCAGCAGAAGCTTGAGCGTGAGACAAAGCTAATGACCATAGTTTATTTAACAGTCTTTGCATTGGCCTAGCTCTTGATACGTCTGATTTAGGATATGGAGTTTCTGTCCAAATGTTAGGCAAAGGCACTATAGGATAACAATCTGTATGTAGAATTGCTTCATATAATACAATCTGTCCCATAGTAGCACATACTTTAATTCTTGATTGTTGTACTGGTATTACTTCGTATTGACTGCTCTCTACGCGTTCACGATTATCTTCGATAAATTGCATATACTCTTCTTCATCAAAAATAACTTCTTCACCTGACTGCATATCAATTACACGATAGTAATCCATTTTTACTTTATAAAATCTTTCCAGTATTTGAAATTTTTCTCTATGGTATAGATCACTATCTTTTACCTCAGCTGGTGTAAATACTGTTTTTGAATTTTTATTTTGAGCGCTTGGGTAATCTTCTTCGTTGTATGCATCTAACTGCGAAATAATACCCGGCACTTCTTCTCCAGACTCTTCATCTATTTGAGGCCCCAATTCAGGGTAGAGGTTGACGACCTGCTCACCAGTTAATATGGTAGAGAGGATGACGCCTTCGGCGTCGTCATACCACCTGTTTCTGGTGGAAGGAGAGACGTATACCCGAAAAGGGTTAACATAAGTGAACTTGACGTCACCCCTACCGAAGTCTGACTCAGGGTCTATATATGCATATAAATAACCCATTCCAGTAATTGCATAATCATGTATCGCTTCTTTTAATTGCCAATCACCTTGTGAGTTTTCCCAAATATAACTCATTACAGTACGCCACAGTGTTGCTATCTTTACATCAGAATCTTCACGTGGGGTTACTGTAAAAGCTGGCGGTCTTGAAGTTAGTACCGCTTTAAATTTTTCAATTGCTGGCCCGATTCTATCCATTGGCACATCTGCCTGATTGCGAGCCTGTAGTTCATCTGACTCATCACTGGTAAAGTGATTACCAAGAAAAAAGTCAATATCATAACGAGCTTCTGTATCCCAGTCTGCTCTTGAATCCCGCCATTGGCGGTATAATTCTTGATTGTAATCTGCCCTATAATCTGATTCTAAAGGCATTATATTCCTTCGCTACCTAATCGCTGTAGTAAAGCAGAGCCTTGCAACCCTTGTAGTGAAGGTGGTGGTTGCTCTGGATTAACTCCTAAACGATTATATAAAAATTCATTTTTTTGCTGTAGAGGCGTTTTTATTCTACCGTAACTTTGAAGGTATGGTATTAACACATCTAAATTCTTTTCAATTTGATTCCCACCATAATTATCAGATGGAGCTTTCATTACAGGGGTTCTAGAAGCTCCAGAATCCCCCTGAAAAGTAGGCATGTTATATTCATTACTGTCAGGTCTATTAAAAATTGATTCTCTTATTTTTATTTGTCTTTCTGGGTTAAGTTGTTCTAATCTTTCTGGTTGTTCCCCTGTGCTTGCATTTATTAATCGTAACATTTCTAACATACCTAAAGATTTTAAATTTTTAGAACCAATTTCTTCTTCTCTAGCTTTTTGTAATGCCTCGTTATAAGCACCTTTTGGCCCCCAGTTACCAGAAGGGACTTGCCCACCTTCTTGATAGCCGCCTTTTTTTAATGCACTATGAAGACTTCTATTAGCTTGATATAATTCTTTACCATAATAATCTTTTAAAATACCCGCTAAATCGTCTGTATGCATATCTTTAAAATATGACATAGGTTCCCCATATGCATCTGGCAAACCAGCCTGATCAATTTCTTTTATTAGCTTCTTCTTTAGCCTTTGAACTGCGCCCGCCCCTCTTCTAGCTGGAGCTCTCAGAACTTTACCAACTCCCTTTACAGTACCACCAACGCCACCAGTCATCATGTCTAATAACATATCACCCATTTGACTTCGGGTCATAGCTTCTGTAGGTTGTCCAAATATATTTTCACCAGCTGGAAACATAACAGGATCATCTTCTACTTTTCCACCTTCTTGCATACCTCCACCAAGCCTACGTTTAAATTCTAAAAAAGCATCATATTCTTCATCACTTTTCATACCGAGAGCCTCCATCATCTTTTTTCTATATTCTGGAGACGCTTCTCGTTCTTTTTTCTTTTCTTCTTCTCTTCTTTGATGTTCTTCAATTTTTTTTCTCGACTTACCCATTGCATATTCACGTTGCTCATATGGGCCCATATTTAGATACCCAGCTTCTTCAGCTTCAATAGCTTCGCTATAATCTCCCCCCATCATAGTACCAAGATCAGTAAGTGCACGCGAGTGTTCTTTCTTCATTTGATCTTGGATTTTTCTTTCGTTTTCTTCAAACTCTCCATACTTATCTGTGTTCATATGTGATGTATGCTCTATCAATCTATTATTAGGCAAGGTAATATTTATCGCCGCATCTCTAGCTCCGGGTGTTCCGTATCCATATAAAGTATCAAACTTAGCTTCTTCCAGTGGAAAATTATATTCTTCCGCTAAACCCTCTCTGGTGAACTGTCCCGATGGATTAAATTTTAAATCACCAGCTTCGGTCATTACATCACCTTGATATTTTTGATAGTTTTCTTGTAAAGACCCTAGATAGTCCCGAACACTCATGCCTTCTCTTACTTCTCCACCCTCTTGATAGGAAAAGTCTTCACCACTGTCAACCTTTCTCGGTATTTCACTAAAAAGATTTCTAACAGGGTCAAGCAATCCACCGTAATGAGTTTCTCCTAACGAATATCTTCCTTTGTCTGTTTCTAAATATTGAGCTTCTCTACCTTTTTTTGGCCCACCCTCTTGAACATCAACAAAAGAGGCTCCTTGATAGGGACTACCTTCTTCACCATATGTTTCTCTTCCTAAATAGCTTGATTGATCCTGTAGAACTTTATTACCTAAAACCTCTTGAACGTCATGAATTTCTCCACGAATATTAATGTCCCTTTTTTCTGACCCGGGACTCATATCCTGTCCATACCATGCTTTGAATTGAGGGTCTTGCTCTCCAAACTTTTTTAATTGCCTTTCGGCTAAAAACCTTTTTAATCTATTTCCTAAACCTTTTTGAAGTACTGGTTCTGAAGATTCTTCTACCGGCCCACCATTTTGCATATTGCGGGTAGCGTCTACTCTTTGTCGTACTGGGGAATCAGCAATGGGGAATCCATTTGCTTCTATCTTTACTGGAGAGTTATCTTGCGGTTGCAAGTGTACAAGAGAGGCTGATACCATTAGCTTATTTAATGCACCATGTGCACCATCAGCATGATTTAACAGCTCCATATTTTCTGTACCAATTGAATTTACTGCGTTACGTCTGACGACGTATTCACCCGGTTCTAGGTTCGCGTTAACAACGTCACCCATCGGATACTTTCGATAGTTTGGTAAACCCTTCATGTATGTGGTTGTATTTTATATAATAAAATACTGAGGGTAAGTTATACAGAGGAAATTATATTTACAATATAATTTAAGGAAAAAGTTAAAAAAATCTTATATTATTAGAAATTACGTGATCCAGTTATCCAATTATAAGTTTTTTTAAGTGTAAAATCGCGTTTTTTATCTTCTTTCGTTTCAATCTCATCTTTTGACATCTTCTGAGATTTTGGTGCTCTTGCATAATAGTCTGCATAGTATAGAGCATCCATAATGTCATCATTACGCGGTTTAGGGTGTTCAAAGAGTTCATCAACCAATTC